GTAATGCTTATGCTATTCAGGTTATTTCCCGTATGGCTCGTAAGCTTGACCAACAGAATGTTGATTCAAACGGTCGTTGGCTCGTTATTGATCCAGTCTTTAAGGAAATTCTTCAGGACGAAGATTCCAGACTATTCAACAGCGACTTCGGCGGTTCTGGTCTTCAGAACGGTCTAGTTCTAAACAACCTACTTGGCTTTAAAGTATATGTCTCTAACAACCTACCTTCGATTGGTACAGGTTCCTCCACAACTGGTGGTACTAATGCTTCTAACTTTGGTGTTGTTGTTGGGGGTCACTCTTCAGCCGTAGCTACTGCCGAACAAATTAACAAAACAGAAACCTATCGTGATCCAGATAGCTTTGCTGATGTTGTTCGTGGTATGCATCTTTATGGCCGCAAGATTCTTCGTCCCGAAGCTCTTGTAAACGCCAAAATTTGCTTAGTATAAGGAGTATTGAAAAATGGCTACGATTACTGCTGCTCTTGCTCCCGCTCGTGGTAGTGACGCTCGCGGGCGTCAACCATACTATGTACAACAGATCATTGATTTGACCGCTAATAGCATCAACCCAAATGGTGATGTTGTACAAGCTCTAACCATTCCGGCTAATACAAAAATTATGTCGGCTGGTTTTCAAGTTACGTCAAGTGCTACTCAAAATACAGGTACTGATGCCACTGCCACTCTCGGCACAGGTGCAGACCCTAATGAGTACGTTACGGCATTTGATATTGATGGGGCTGCGGATGGTGCATATGCACCCAGCGTTACCGTGTCGGCTGATCTAGTAATTACATCTGCTGATACTCTTGATCTAACGCTCGCTGGTGGCGGCGCATCTTTCACTGCTGGTGAAATTCGTGTCTTTGCTTGCTTGCTAGACGTTAGTGACAATGGTATTGCGACTGCTGATGAAGTAGATCGTGACACTTTAGCGTAAGCTAATTAAGTATGGGGGCTGGGGGTTTATACTTCCAGTCCTCTACTCTTATTTAAAAGGTAAAAAAGTATGGCTATTACTACAGCAATGTGCAACTCTTTTAAAACAGAAGTTTTAGGGGGTTTACACGATTTAGACTCCGACAGTATTAAACTTGCTTTAATTAAAGTATCGCATTCAGGTACATATAATGCAAGCACAACAAATTATTCAAATGTTACAGGTGCTAGTGACGAAGCATCCGGCACTAACTACAGTGCGGGCGGAAATGTTTTAGACTCTGCTTCTATTGCTTTATCCGGTTCTACAGCTATTGTAGATTTTGCAGATGAAGTTTTTTCTAATGTAACGGTTGCTGCAACAGGTTGTATTATTTATAATGCTACTGAATCTAATAAAGCAATTTGCGTTATTGATTTTGGTGGTACAGTGGCAGCTACTGCTGGTGATCTTACTATTGAATTTCCTGCCGCAGACGCGTCAAACGCCGTCATCCGTATTGCTTAATAAATAGCTAGTATATGGCTATTATTGCACAATCGGCTCGCTATGGTTCTGGTTTATTTGGTTTATCTGAATACGGCCAAATAAATTTATCCGTAGCATTAACGGGAATTAGTGCAAGCGGTAGTGTAAACACTGTTTCAGAAAACATATCTGAAAAGCTTAACAGTGTTTCTGTTACAGGTAGTGTTGGTACACTAAAAGGCTACAGTGCATCTAGCATTGTTGGCGTTACAGCTACCGGCTCTGTAAACACTGTTTCAGAAAACGTATCTGAAAAGCTTAACAATGTTTCTGCTACAGGTACTGTTGATACAGTACTACTTAATCCTGCAAGTGGTTTAGTTGGCGTTACAGCTACAGGAACTGTCAATACAGTATTACTTAGTACTACGAGTGGTTTGGCTGGTGTTTCAGCTACAGGTAGTATTACTTCTGTTGCAGCAGGTGGCTTTGAAGTTGATATTAGTGAGCGTATTACTACTGGTGTAGTTGGTACTACGGCTGTAAATACTGTTACAACAATATCTCAGATTTCAATAGCTTTTCCTAATGGTGTTGCAGCAACAGGTTCTGTAAACACAGTTTCAGAAAACATAACTGAAAAGCTTAACAGTGTTTCTGCTACAGGTAGTGTTGGTACACTAAAAGGCTATAGTGCATTTAGTCTTAATAGTGTAGCAGCAACAGGTTCTGTAAATACTGTTTCAGAAAACGTATCTGAAAAGCTCAACAATGTTTCTGCTACAGGTAGTGTTGGTTCATTAAAAGGCTATAGTGTATTTAGTCTTAGTAGTGTTGCCGCAACAGGTTCTGTAAATACTGTTTCAGAAAATATAGTTGAAAAACTTAACAGTGTTTCTGCTACAGGCTCAATTAATACTTTAAGCGTTACTACTGAAGTAACTACTAACAGTGTTTCTGCTACAAGTAGTGTTAATACAGTACAGCCTAATATCGTACCCAGTATTTCTGGCGTTACAGCAACAGGCTCAATTAATACTTTAAGTGTTACTACTGAAGTAACTATTAACAGTGTTTCTGCTACTGGCAGTATTAGCCCTGTTTCGGCGGATGGCTTTGAAGTTGACATCAGTGAGCGTATTATTACTGGTGTAGCAGCAACAGGTTCTGTAAATACTGTTTCAAAAAACATATCTGAAAAGCTTAATAATGTTTCTGCTACAGGTAGTGTTAATACGGTTACACTTACTACTAATACTAATGTTAATAGTGTAAATGGCACTACGTTTATAAATAGTGTTGCAGTAAATATTAATAACGCTATTACTGGTGTTACAGCAACAGGTTCAGTAAACAGTGTTACGTTTAATGAGCGTGTCAATCTTAACAGTGTTTCTGCTACAATAAGTTTAGGTAATATTAAACACCTAATAGATGTAGACTTAGAAGGTACTTCTAGTATACTATCTCTAAACGGTAGTATATCACTAAACGCCACAAAAAATGTTAGTGGCGTACAGAGTACAATGCACATTGGAAGTATTTCTAAGACTGCTGTTGTTTTTGATTTTGAAGCAGTGAAAGCACAGTATAGCAGAAAACGCTGCGTTTATATTTCGAGAGCAGCTTAATGTCTACTACATATGAACGAACAGTAGATGTTCCTTTTGAAAGTCGTCTTATATTTGTATCAAGACAGACAACAACAAACGATAGAACAGTAGATATACCAAAAGAAGATCGTTACGTTTATGTTAAACGTCAACCAACTTCATTTGAACGAACAGTGTACGTAACGGAGTAACTATATGTCCTTTAAATGGCCTGTAAAAGACCCAGATGAAACACTAGACTACAATGCAGATTGGTCACGTTTCTTAGGCGATGCCACAATTAGCTCTGTAGAATGGTATGTTAAAACTAGTGAGATTGGTAAAACACTTTTGGGTGCAGGACAAACACTAACGACTGCATCTAGTAGTGCTGTTACTGATAGTATTCAGAATGTGTCTCAGACTAACACAACTACTGTTGCTACCATTAACATTGGTGGTGGTGTTACTAATAGAGAATATACTTTTTCTTGTAGAATGACAGACAGTACAGGCAGTACGGCTGAACGTACCATTAAATTAACAGTGAGAGAAAAATAATGGCGTACAATTTTCTCGGTCTAGTAAACGAAGTTAATAGGCGGCTTAATGAAGTTCAGCTTACTTCTTCTAACTTTGACTCGGCTACAGGTTTTTATTCTCATGCGAAGGATGCAGTTAATGCTTCTATTCGTTATATTAATCAGTCTGAATTTGAATGGCCTTTTAATCACGTAGAACAAGAAGACGTACTAACAGCCGGTACTACTAGATACCCATTTCCAGATGACGCTAAAATTATTAACTTTGACAGTTTTAGAATTAAAGAAGATACTACATTAGGCAACAATACAAAAAAATTAAAGAATGTAGCCTATGAAGAGTATTTACATAAGTCTGTTTCCCAAGAGTATAAAGCTACTGCCGATAACAATGCTTTACCTAATTATGTGTTTAATGCTCCTTCACTAGAATACGGAATGATTCCTCCACCAGATCAAGCCTACAGTGTAATTTATGAATACTATCGTGTTCCTGTTGATTTAGAAAATGCAACTGACGTTCCAGTTATTCCTGAAAGATTTAAGCACATTATTACAGACGGCGCTATGCACTACGCATATCTTTTTAGGGGTGATGCACAAGCATCTACTATAGCTATGCAAAAGTTTGAAGACGGTGTTAAACATATGCGTAGTATTCTCATTAATAGATTTTATTATCTTCGTAGTTATATGGTTAGTAACAATCAGGGGGGAGGGCGTATTGCTACATCCTCTTCTAACGTAGGTTCTTCTTTGGACGCACTATAATGGAAGCGTGGCAAACTTTTCCTATTGAGTTTAGAGGGGGTCTTGTAACCAATTTAAGCCCTCTACAGCAGGGTATTAACGCTCCGGGTAGCGCTAGAGTGCTACGCAACTTTGAACCCTCTATTGAGGGCGGCTACAGGCGTATATTAGGCTTTGATAAATACGACAGTAATACTATTCCTGCATACGGTGCGCCTGTTGTACACGGAGCCAGCCAAAGTGGTACGACATTAATTATAGGTAACATTCATAAAACACCTGAAGCGGGAGACACGCTTACAGTTGCTGGTGTAACAGGTACATATACTATTGCATCAGGTGGTGTTAGTTATGATGCCACTAATCGTAGGGCTACACTAACACTAACAGGTTCTTTGGATAGTAGTCCAGCCAATGCTGTAGCAGTTACTTTTGCAACAACTACAACCGACCACAAGACTACGGGTGTAGCTGTATTTAACGACACAGTTATTGTACAGAGAAACTTTGATCTGTTTAAAACGGCAGGCTCTGGTTATACACATATAAATATACCTAATTATGGTACAGTACTAGTTAATGGTGCTAGTCAAACAGGCACCTCACTAGCTATGGACGCTTTAACGGCTGCGCCACAGGCAGGTGATGTATTTAAAGTTGCCGGTATTGATTTAGTTTATACGGTAACGGCAGACGCTACGGTAAGCAGTGGAGGCTCTACAGTTAGCATTAATCCTGCTTTAGCTAGTAGCCCAGCGGACGATGCAGCAATTACATTTTTATCTACCTCTCGTGTGTCAGCTAGTAGGCTAAGATTTACACGCTATAATTTTAATGGTACAGATAAAACTATGCTGGTAGACGGGGTTAGTGTTCCAGCTATTTTTGATGGCACTACTTTTACAGCTTTAAACTCGGCTCCTTCAGATGTTATAGGTGCTACTCACACAATTAATTTTAAAAATACATTGTTTTTTGCTAAAGGTTCTGCTATAACTTTTACAGCAGTGTATACTGATACAGACTTTAGCGCAGCTAATGGTGCAGGAACTATTAATGTAGGCGCTGACATTACGGGCCTTTCAGTATTTAGAGAAACACTTTTTGTTTTTACAAACGAAAGTATTTTTAGGATATCAGGATCGACTATTGCGGACTTTAGACTAGACCCTGTAACTAGAGATATCGGTTGTATTGAAGGCGACTCTATTCAAGAAATTGGCTCTGACGTTATGTTCTTAGGGCCAGACGGACTTAGATTATTGAGTGCAACAGAACGCATCGGAGATTTTAACTTTTCTAATGCCTCTAAAGTAATCCAAAGTGAGTTTGCTAACTTTGTTAGTACTAGTACTGATTTTTGTAGTATTGTTTTGCGATCAAAATCTCAATATAGAATAATGGGCTATGATGCTACTATTTCAAAAAGCAATGCTAAAGGTGTTTTAACAACACAGCTAGCTGAAGAAGGGGGTGGCGGTTTTGCATTTGCGGAAACTAGAGGTATACAGGCATACGTTGCTGACAGTTACTTAAACGAAAACGTAGAAGTGGTTGTGTTTGCAAATGCAGATGGTTATTTATATAAATTAGAAAATGGTAGTAGCTTTGATGGTGCTAATATTGTAGCTACATTTTCTACTCCACATATGCCTATTTCTGATCCACGTATTAGAAAAACTTTTTATAAAATGTTTTTATACACAGACCCGCGAGGCAGCGTAGATTTTAATGCAACCTTAAAATTAGACTTTGACGGTAAAGACACTATCCAGCCTACTCCTGTTACATTCAATAACACTACTGGTACTGCGCCGTTTTATGGTCTTTCTGAATATGGCTCAGGCGTTTTTGGGGGTAAGCTACAATACGTATTTGAAAGCCAACTAATTGGCTCCGGTTATACAGGGTCTTTGCAATTTATATCAGATAGCACTGATCCGCCATTTTCACTAGACGCCGTTACGCTTGAGTACGGCACAAACGCAAGAAGGTAAAATTATGGGTACAGGATATACAAGAAACGACGGCTCTAACAACATTGCAGATGGCAACGTAATTAACGCTTCTGATCTTGATGGTGAGTTTGATGCCATCGTAAGTGCGTTTGGTACGTCAGGTCATACACATGATGGCACTGCCGCAGAAGGTGGTGCTGTCACTGTAACTGGACCAAATCAAGATTTTGTTGTTTCGGGTACAGAAATTAAACCTAAAACTACTAATACACTAAGTATTGGTACAACATCTTTACAGTTTAAAGATTTGTATATTGATGGTACTGCATATATTGATGGCATTGGAGAAGACACTCTTGTAGCCACAGATAAAAAAGTACAGTTTCGTGATGCTGCTATTTTTATTAACTCTAGCACAGATGGTCAGCTAGATATTGATGCAGATACGGAAATTGAAATTACTACAGCTACACTAGATATTAATGCTACTGCAACAGACATTAGTGGTACTCTAAATGTAGCTGGCGCTTTAACAGCAGCATCTTTTCCAGCAACAAGTTTAACAGGTACTGTTGCCGACGCTAGACTACCCGCCTCGATCTCATCTGACATTACAGGAAATGCTGCTACTGCTACTACACTTGAGACTGCTAGAACAATTGGTGGAACCTCCTTTGATGGTAGTGCTAACATTGCAGTAGGACTTGCTGCTACTGCTACTACACTTGCAACTGCTAGAACAATTGGTGGTGTTTCTTTTAACGGTAGTGCTAACATTGATCTACCGGGTGTAAACACTGCTGGCAATCAAGATACAACAGGCAATGCTGCTACTGCTACTACACTTGAGACTGCTAGAACAATTGGTGGTGTATCATTTAATGGCTCTGCAAATATTAATCTACCGGGTGTAAATACTGCGGGCAACCAAAACACAACGGGTTCTGCTGCAACTCTGACGACTGCTAGAACAATTGGCGGTGTATCATTTGATGGTTCTGCAAATATTAATCTACCGGGTGTAAACACTGCTGGTAATCAAGATACAAGTGGTAATGCAGCTACTGTAACAAACGGCGTATATACATCACGGACATTAACTGCTGGTACTGGTTTAACTGGTGGTGGCACACTTGCTGCTGATAGAACCTTTGCTATTGACTCTACCGTAGCAACACTTACTGGGTCTCAAACGCTTACCAACAAAACTCTCACATCACCTTCGATTGGCACAGGCTTTACTCTTGATAGTGTTACTGTTGGGACGATTCAAACTTCTGCTGAGTCGTTTGCTGATAATGACACATCGTTAATGACCTCTGCTGCTATTGATGATAGAATTAATGCTGCCGGTAGTGTGTCAGCCCTTAATGACCTATCTGACGCCAAAACACTTGATAGCGGACAGACGATTGGTATAGGCACTAATGCTCTAGCTAATGATGACGGGTCAGATAACTTCAACACCGCATTGGGTTATAAAGCTGGTGAAGATATAACTTCAGGCACTGGTGGTGTGTTTGTTGGGTACGAAGCAGGATTACAGGCCACTACATCAAACTATCCTATTGCTATCGGCTATGAAGCAATCGGCATAGGTGTTATGACCGGCACTGATAATACTGGTATTGGTCGTCAAGCTGGCAGCGATTTGACCAGCGGCACATACAACCTTATGTTGGGCTATCGGGCCGGATATAACGCAACCACTCCTGATGACACGATTGCTATAGGCAGACAAGCGATTGGTAGTGGCGTTCTAACTGGTGATAAGAATATTGGCATTGGCCGTCTTGCGGGCTACGATTTAACCAGTGGCATTGCCAACTTTTTTGGTGGCTATAATGTAGGCGGCAACGCAACTACTGGTAATTATAATATCGCTTTTGGATATTCAGCAATCGGCGTAGGTGTTTTAACTGGAACGGACAATATCGCTATTGGCCGTCAAGCTGGCAACGATATCAGTAGTGGCAATTACAACGTCGCTGTTGGTTATAGAGCAGGCTACGAAGTTACGACTGGGGCGGATAATACACTTCTCGGCGTACAGGCGGGTGATGTCCTAACGACTGGTAGCAATAACACCATCATTGGACACGATGCAGCCGCCTCCGCAGCAGATGTGTCTAATGAAATTACTATAGGTGACACCAACGCCAGTAAGTTTAGGCTTCCGGGTGCTGGTTTTCAAGTTGATGGCGGTGCTGTTATAGCTACGGGTGATATTACAGCATTTGGTAGCATTTCAGATATTCGTCTCAAAGAAAATATTGAGCCAATCACGAACGCACTTGATAAAGTTTCACAGCTTGGGGGCTACACATTTGCGTATAAGAAGAATCCAGATGTTCGTATGACTGGTGTGATTGCTCAAGAGGTAGAAAAGGTTTTACCAGAAGTTATCTATACTACCGCTGACATAGATAGTGGTAAAGAAAATCTCGCTGTAAGATATGAGAATATGATTGGTCTTCTTGTTGAAGCAATTAAAGAATTAAAAACAGAGGTTGACACCTTAAAGAAAGGCAAGTAAAATGGTAGAAGTTGTTCGCAGCAATATTACAATCAATCAGTTCCGTGCAAAAGAAGAAAGTGATTTTGGTAAGGTTGTCAAGTTTGTAGAGTGGACTTATGCGTGGACACATAATGATTATCCGGGCGCATCAGTAGACAGTGTGTTTGTTACTGCTCTTCCAGAAGCAAGTGCCGATGGTTTTGTAGCGTTTGATGATATTACAAAAGACAATCTAATTGATTGGGCTTTGTCAGTAGAGGGTGCAACCTTAGATAAAATTGAATCACACGCTATGGCTCAACTTCCTTACGAGTATGCTCTGTCTCAAACATCAATATATCATATAGGTTAATAGTTATGGCAGTATCAGCATACGCAGCATCTGGACAACTTGCTCTTAGCGCATTTAGAACAACAGTTGTAGATGACGACGCTTCAGTTTCTATGAGTAAACTGGTTAATAGAGTTGCATCCTCAAGCACTACAACAACTGATATACAATTCTTTGGTACGAATACTCCGTGGAACGAAGACGGTAGTGACGTAGGCACTAATAATAGTATACCAATTAGAACGTCTGGCGCTCCTACACCAGCAATAGCCATTAGTGATTTACACGGTGCTTTTCCGTGGTTTTGGACTTTAAGAGCAAACACTTTTAAATATGAGAGGTATTTAGCAAGTACTACTGGTAGCGGAGGTAAAGATGATCCTTTTGTATATGTATACGGTACAAAACTAACGTGGGACAATGTGCTTGTACATACTTTAGCTACTAGCTATCCTGCTTCAATAACCACAGGTGGATACACATATTATAAAGGACAATCGGCTGTCACTAATGTTGCCCGAATTGGGAGAGATTAACAATGGCTATTGAATACAAAGACCCTATTGACGGTGACGAGATGGCAAATCTGTCTCAAGCAGCTACAGACGAGATGGGTAAAATCTTATACGAAGTTAGAAAAAAGAATCTAGCAGGTAAAATTGTAGCAGGTACACAAAAGTATTCTCTTGAAGGCGCAAGTGCAGCATGTAAAGGTACGTGTCAACAAGCAGATGTTTTTCTTATTCGTGCCTTTGACGGTGACAAATGTGTAGGCTTTAGATTTATACGACCAGCTAAGTATTCTCCTCTTGCTGTACCTAGAAACAAACAAGAAGAAGACAAGTACGGTAACATTAGAGACTGGTGGTTAAGTCAGGGACTAAAGATTTCTGAAGGTCTTGCTCCGGGTCTTTTTGCTTCACATAAAGATTATGCTGGTCAGGGTGTTGCCTCTACGGTTAGAAACCTTTGCAATGTAGAATCTAAGAAGCGTGGATATGTCTGGATTGCTGGGCATGACATTGAAGATAAAAGTCGGTGGGACTGGACAATGCACTACTATGAAAAGAACGGTATCGTTCCTGTTTTTAGTGACATTGATTGCCCAAATGGGTACGGTGGTTACGGAAAAATCTACTACTATAATTTAGTATAAGGGTAAGCGTTGTATGAATAATGTAGAAAAAACATTAGTAGATTGGTCTGCAATTACTGTATCTGTAGGGGCGCTGTTTCAGTTTCTTCCGGCTGTGGCGTCCTTACTTTCTGTAGTATGGTTATCTCTAAGAATATACCAAACGATTAAAGAAATAAAAAATAAGGATTAAGATATGGCTGCTCCATATACAAACATTAAATTTTCTGATGCTGCTATGCCACGCATTGCACAAGCGACAGGCTATAGTAATCCCAACTATAATAAGGCGGGATTCCAGCAGTTTCTAGCTCAAAACCCAGACGCTAAAGCTAAGTATGATCAATTTCAGCAACAGGCTGTAGGTACTATGATGGCGGCTAGAGGTGGTGTTGTCAAGTTTGATGATGGAGGAATAGTATCAAAAAAGTTTGATGCCGGTGGTAAGGTTGAGGATGAACCTAAAATTGGTGATGTAAAACCGGGTGAACAGACTGCTACTACTCCACCT